GGGTAAAGCTATACTTATTAGCACACCCAATGGGTTTGATGCGTTATATTATAAAACATATGAACAATCATTAGCTGGACTAAATGATTATAATATTGTTGAATTGTATTGGTACCAAGACCCACGTTATAATAAAGATTTAAAGTGGACTAAAGGAGAAGAAACTGTTTTAGAACATGAATTCACACTTGAATCATTTTCAAAAATGATTAAATCTGGTTATAAACCAACATCTACTTGGTATGTTGATACTTGTAAGTTATTAAATAATGATAAGAAACGTATTTCACAAGAATTAGATGTTTCATTTTTAGGTTCTGGTGGTAACGTAATAGATGATGAATATATAGAATTTCATAATAAAGAAAACGTAATTGAACCTACATTTATTGATAAGACTTATTTTGATGGAAATAGTGGTTTTGTTTGGATATGGTCTGAACCAATAGAAGGTCATCAATATATTATGGCTGCTGATGTTGCGAGAGGTGATGGCACAGATTTTTCAGTATTTCAAATTATTGATTTTACAACTATGGAACAAGTAGCTGAATATCAAGGTAAAGTTCAACCAGATACATTTTCTGAAATTTTAAATAAATACGGATTATTATATAAAGCTTATTTAGTAATCGATAATATAGGAATTGGAAATACAACAGTTTCTAAAATGGTTGAGTTGAAGTATCCATATTTACATTACGATGAAGTAGGTAGTAAAAAAGTACCGGGATTTAATATAAATGGAGTTAGATTAAACTTGATTTCCAATTTAGAAATATCTATAAGAAATAATATAATTAAAGTTAGGTCAAAGAGGCTTATAAATGAAATGAAAACATTTATTTATAAAAATGGTAGACCAGACCATATGGATGGATATAATGACGATTGTTTAATTACCTTAGGTATGACATTGTGGGTTTTAGAATCATCATTTAAAAAATTAGAAAAACTAGCACAACAAACTAAAGCTATGCTAAGTAGTTGGGTGAGTTCATCTGCTGACAAAACGAATCAAACAGAATTAGAACGAGGAACAGGTTTTGTTTCAAATAATAATAGAAATAAAGCACCAATAAAAAAACCTAATTTTAGCCCAATTGTGGCTAAAAATATGCAAGACCCAACAGGTAAATACATGTGGTTATTTAGCGGTACTAGATAAAATAAAGATATGTCATTAGGAAAAAAAGTTTTTGTAAAAAAAACATTTGCGGCTCCATTATATAAATGGTCACCATTAGACAATAGTATTTCAAATTTGGATTCTAATCTAAAGAGTAGGAATAATAAAAGACCATACTATTGTAGTGCTACACCAAACTCACAAGGTCAAGATTGGGTGACTACTTATGTATATAATATAATAGTCGTAAATGGTCAACAACAACGAATAGCATATGTTGCATGTGATTATGTTGTATAACTATTTAATTTTAAAAAACATGCATTATTATTTAACAAAAAAACGTTATGGCAGATAAAAAATTAACAGTATTTCAAAAATTAGGTCGAATTCTTGGTCCAGATGGAGTAAAACAAAAACAAAGACAACCAGAACCAACACAAAGATTTAATATTAACAATGGTGAGTTACTTAAAACAGACAGTAAAGCTGAATATGAAAGAGCTAAGTTACAAGCGCAACAAAACAAATATTTAGGTCAAACTTGGAAAAAGGTTGAGAATGGGTTATTTCAACAATCAATTAATTATGAAACAACTCGTATTGGTTCTTATTCAGATTTTGAAGCCATGGAGTTTTATCCAACAATATCTGCTGCATTAGATGTAATGATGGAAGAATCAACAACAGTTAATGACAAAGGAAGAATACTTAACATTTATTCAGATAGTAAACGTGTTAAAGGTATTCTAGAAGATTTATTTTTTAATAGACTTGATTTACATACATCATTACCAATGTTTACAAGAAATACTTGTAAGTATGGTGATAATTTTGTTTATCTTAATATTGATGATAAAAACGGAATCATAGGTGCAAAACAAATGCCTAACTATGAAATGGAACGTAGAGAAAGTGGACTATTTGATATGATTTCTGGAAGAGAAACAGCAAGTTCAGAACAAGGTTCTGATAAAGTAAAATTCTTTTGGAGAGGACGTGATGTTGAATTTAATTCATGGCAAATTGCTCACTTTAGATTATTAGGTGATGATAGACGTTTACCTTATGGTACTTCTATTTTAGAAAAATCAAGAAGGGTTTGGAAACAATTATTATTATCTGAAGACTCAATGCTTGTTTATCGTGTGACTAGGGCACCTGAAAGACGTGTATATAAGATTTATGTTGGTAATATGGACCCAGCTGATGTTGAACCATATGTAAACGCTATTGCTGATAGATTTAAAAGAATGCCAATTATTGACTCACAAACAGGTCAAATGGACCTTAGGTTTAACCAATTATCTAATGACCAAGATTACTTTGTTCCTGTTAGGGATGAATCAGCACCAAGTCCAATTGATACACTTCCGGGAGCAACTAACTTGGACCAAATTGCCGATATTGAATACTTACAAAGAAATTTATTTACATCATTAAGAGTCCCTAAACCATTCTTAGGTTTTGATGAAACAACTGGTGATGGTAAAAATCTTGCTTTACAAGATATTCGTTTTTCGAGAACAATAAATAGGATACAACAATCTATGATTCAAGAACTTAATAAAATAGCTATCATACATTTATATATCTTAGGTTTCGAAGAGGATTTGGATAATTTTACGCTTACACTTAATAACCCTTCAACACAAGCAGAAATGCTTAAGGTTGAACATACTCAAGCTAAGGTAACACTTTATAAAGATGCTGTTGCTGATGCTGGAAATGGTTTTGGTGCTATGTCAATGACTCGTGCTCATAGAGAAATTATGGGTTGGTCAGATGATGAAATTAAGCAAGATTTACTTGAACAAAGAATGGAGAAAGCAGCATCTGCTGAATTGGCTAATTCATCAAATGTTATCAAACATACTGGTATGTTTGATATTGTTGATAAAATTTATGGTGATTATAAATTAGCACTTAAAGGTGGTGGTGGTCCAGCTGGTGAAGGAGAAGAAGGTGAAGAAGGTGGTGGAGGCGGTGGCTTAGGTGGTTCATTCGGTGGTGGTGGAGCTGGTGGTGAAGATTTAGATTTTGGTGATGAAACAGAAGGTGGAGAAACAGCAGAAGCTGGTGGTGAAGCTGAAGCAGGTGAAGAATTAGCTGGAGCCGCAGAAAATGGAGCTGAAGCTAATAAACAAGAAGCTAATGCAGAAACAGTTAGTGAGTCTTTAGAAAAAGTTGATAAATTATTAAAAGAAGAAAAAGTAAACTTAGGAAAAAAATTAGATGAAAGAAATAAAAAATACAAAAATAGGTTTATTGATGTGTTAATTGAATCTATAAAGCCTAATGATAAAAATAAGGTTGAAAAAATTGAGATTTATAACAAAAATATTAAGATAAGTAAAGGTATTGGAAATATGATTGATGACATTGATAAAATGTTAGATGAATAAATTTTTTCCAGTAAATAACGATATTTATTTAGTAAAACACAGAATATGCAAAACTTCGGAAAAATTAAGAATGCTTTTAATGGTATATTAGTGGAAGGTATGGTTTCAAAAAATGATGAAAAGAAAAAATTATTTAAGAAATATATCCAAACAATAAAGGAAAGTAAAATTCTAAAAACACAATTTTTAGTTTATAGTAATATTGAAAATAAGCTAGAAAGCGATGCTATGTCTGCAAACATTTTTGTTTCTGAAAACATTAAGTTATTAGAAAAATTTAAAACCAATGATATTATTGAGGAAAATAAAAAACTATTAGCCTTATCTAAAGATATTGATAGTCGTCTTACTGAAACTTATAATGACACATTGTCTGTATTACATGAATCAATAAGCAATATTATTTTTACAAAAAGAACACCAAATAATATTGATGAGATTACCAAAAACACAAAAAACATACTTGATTATATTAACACTAATAAGGCTAAAGAGATAACCGAAGCTATTGATTTACCATTAAGCATGGTATCAACATTTATGGTTGATAAATATAATGAAAAATATTCTAGCCTTGATGAATCTGAAAAAGAAATATTAAAAACACTTATTGATTCTGATGACGATAAAAAGAAAGAAATTTATTCTTCTACTATTAGAGAATGTATTAGTTTAATAAATGAAAAACTTAATGGGGCCGATTTAG